CACTCCAGATGACTATGCTGGCACAGGCTACGACAAAGGGCACATGAGTCCCGACGGTGACTTGTCCTGGGATCCACAGGTAGAATACGAATCATTCTTAATGACTAATATGAGCCCACAAGCTGGATCACTTAATAGAGGTATTTGGAAGTTACTTGAAACATCAGTTCGCGGGTGGACTGTGCAACGCAATCAAAGTTATACAGTTTATGTAGGCGGTGTTTATGATGCCAACGATCCAAAGATTGGCAAAGGCGTAGTTGTACCACATGGCTTTTATAAAATTGTTATCAATAATCAAACTAAAGAAATTGCTGGATGGGAGTTTCCTCACACAAAACCATATCCTAATCTTGGCAACGACTTAACCAAGTTTAGACTTCCAATTGCACAGATTGAGCAAGTAGCCGGAGTTAAGTATGCGTTCCCAGCCGGTGCCAAAGAACTTGCACCTGGTGCAGAATGGCCAGTGGATTTTGGTGCATTAACCAATGCTAAACGTCAAAAATGTGGAGCGGCATCTAGCACTGATTAAATAGGTGCATGAAGATAGCAATAACAGGACACACCAGCGGCATTGGTAAAGCAATAGCTGACTTGTATGAACAAAAAGGACACACAGTAGTTGGATTTAGTAGAAGCACAGGATTTGATATTTCAAATCCTGTTTCTCGTTCAAAGATAGTCGAAGCAAGTCAAGACTGTGATGTATTCTTTAACAATGCATATCACGATTTTTCTCAGTGTGAGTTGCTATTCGAACTTTGGGATACATGGAAAGGATTGCATAAGACCATTGTTAATATGTCAAGTTCACAAACTATTCGATGGATTCATACATACGAACTTAAATATAGAAGTTCAAAGCGAGCATTAGAAGATAGTTCTGAATTTTTATGGAACAAAAGTCAGTGGCCAAATGTTATAGTTGCTGCTCCGACGCTTACAGATACTCCTCGTGCTGCTGGACGTAATGCTTCTAATAAAGTTGATCCTATGGAGTTTGCAGAACTACTTGTTAAAATGTTAGAAAAAACTAACTTTAGAGTACAAGTGTTAAAACTCAATGTAACTCCAATTCCAGGCCAAGCTGGTTTCTCGCCCGAGACAATGGATCAATCTTGGTCATACGCAAAAATGAAATGAGTAACTTTTATTGTGCAGCTCCTTGGAGGGGCTTACATATCAATCCACGTGGTGATGTAAAGACCTGTTGTGCAGGTGATCCTAATATGCTGGGTAACTTAAACACCCAAAGTATAGAACAAGTTCTTGACGGTGATATTTTACAAGAAATTCGTGCTAGTATTGCACAAGGAAAACCTCATTCGTATTGCAGTAATTGCGTGCAAGCTGAACGATTTGGTGCTGACTCTGAACGTAAGTGGCACAATGACATGAGCCCTGGATTTGATTATTCTGCGTCTGGATCACAGTATCATTATCCTGTTATCGTTGATGTACGATGGAACACCACTTGTAATTTAAGTTGTAACTATTGTAGTGAGTGGGCTAGTTCAAAATGGTCTGCACTTAAAAATATTCCATTTAAATCTGGATCAAGACCATACTACGAACAAGTATGTGACTTTCTTGAAGAACATCATGAACATATTAAAGATGTCGCATTAGTTGGCGGAGAACCATTGTTGTTGCCAGAAAATGATCGACTACTAGACGTAATACCTACGGACTGTACAGTTACACTAATCACTAATATGAATGTTGATCTAGAAAATAATAAAATATTTAAAAAACTAGCACAACGTCGTAAAGTTGGATGGTCAATGAGCTTTGATAACATCGACCGACAATTTGAATACGTTCGATATGGCGGTGAATGGGAAATGTTAAAACATAATTTAGACATAGTCAAAGATTTGTTCAAACAAGGACATTGGGGCGGAATACATGCAGTTTATAACATATATAATGCAACAAGAATTTGTGAATTACGTGAATTTGCTGATGAACAAGGTGTATCAGTGTTGTGGCAAAATTTGTTCCAACCAGATTATCTAGATCCTTTTTTACATGGAGTCGAAGTTGCTGGCCTAGCAGCAGAAGAAATTGAGAAATTTTATGCAACTGGAAATGTAAAAGATTCTGAGCGTCAATTTTTTGATCAGGCGTTACAAAATTATCGTGCAGTTACTGAATCAAAACCTGCAATGAAACGTAAGTTCATTGAACACATAAAAGAAATAGAAACAAAATATCATCCTGATAAGCTAGGACAATTTGAAAGTCTATGGCCAGAGTTTAAAGACTATGTTAATAACTGATCCGCCGCACCATGCACAAATTCAATACGCCGGCCAAACAATGGCATGGTGTAGCACCGACAACGAAGAAGCATATAAACGTAATATGCGAGCAGTACCTAGTAAGAAACAGTTAATAGCCAACAACTGGGTTGATACACCTATAGAGTATAAATTTAACAGTCATGGATACAGGACTCCAGAGTTTGAAGAATCAAACACAAGATTTATGACACTAGGATGTAGCTTTACATCTGGCATAGGTTTGCCGTTGGATAACATATGGCCAACATATCTTTCAAACGATTTAAACATACCAGTGGACAATTTAGGAGTGTTAGGTGCAAGCAATGGGCTAGTGTTTAGAGTTGCCAGTTATTGGATTCCAAAACTTAGACCAAAATTTGTTGTGTGGCAAAAAACATTCGAACAACGATTCGAAGTTATAAACCAATACGATGAAAGTAATGTGCTAAGTCCAATTAACGATTCAATTACTGGTACAGAAATATTTAAAAACTGGTGGTTTAACGATATTAATAGTTTACTTGATGCTAAAAGAAACGAATTGGCTATACGTTACATTTGTTCTGAATATCAAATACCACTTTTTACTTGTTATATTGACGATTTTAGAAATCCTGTTCAAGGTATTTCGAGAGATCTTATACATTCAGGTCCAATGAATCACAGATTTGTAGCTAATAGTTTGGCTAAACAAATTAATAAGTACTATCAAGAAGATAAATTTTATTTTAAGAATTGTTAAATGGCACAAGACGCAGCAAACTTAGTTAAGCAACCTCATCGTAGGCAAAGTTATACCGACGAGCAATTGTCTGAGTTCATAGCATGTGCAGATCCTGACACTGGGCCTATGTATTTTATGGATCATTATTTTTACATCCAACATCCTACCCGTGGCAAGATGGTGTACCATCCGTTTGAGTATCAAAAACGACTAATCGACACATATCATCAGTTTCGTTTTAGTATATCAATGATGCCTCGACAAACTGGTAAGTCAACATCAGCCGCTGGATATTTGTTATGGTACGCTATGTTTGTGCCAGACTCAACAATTTTAATTGCTGCACACAAATACACAGGCTCACAAGAGATTATGCAACGTATTCGCTATGCATATGAACTATGCCCTGATCATATACGTGCCGGCGTAACAAGTTATAACAAAGGTAACTTAGATTTTGAAAACGGCTCACGTATAGTAAGTGCAACAACCACAGAAAATACCGGTCGTGGTATGAGTATATCACTTCTATACGCAGATGAGTTTGCGTTTGTGCGACCTACTATTGCCAAAGAGTTTTGGACTTCAATAAGCCCAACATTAGCAACTGGTGGTAAAGCAATTATTACGTCAACTCCAAACAGTGACGAGGACCAGTTTGCTTTGTTGTGGAAGGGTGCAAATAAATGTGAAGATGCCTACGGAAATCCAACTCCATTTGGTATAAACGGATTTAAAGCATATCGAAGTTATTGGAATGAACATCCAGATCGTGATGCAACCTGGGCAGATCAGCAATTAGCGCAGTTAGGTGTTGATCGTTTCCGCCGAGAAATGGAATGTGTTACGCATGACTCTATGTTAACTTTGCGCGATAAGTCAGGCAAAATTTTTACTGCAACCATCGGTGAGCTTGAACAATTATTGAGTTAAGTTTATCATTTATGATGATAAATAATAACATGAAAACACACAAACATCATATTATTCCTAAACATGCAGGTGGTACCGATGATCCTTCTAATTTTATAGAATTGACCGTAGAAGAGCATGCAGAAGCACATAAAAAATTGTATGAACAATACGGAAGGATACAAGATAAAGTTGCTTGGCAAGGACTTGCAAATTTAGCTCCACATGCAGATTTGATGTACGAATTGAATTCTAATAGAATGAAAGGTAAACTAAATCCAATGTACGGAAAACCGGCCCCTAACCGTGGAACAAAACGTCCTGGTGTTGGCGGCAGAAAGAAAGGGACTGTATGGTCTGAAGAAGAACGCAAGACAAAAATGGCNATGCACNAATCTAAAGAGCATAAAGAAAAAATGAATAAAGTCTACNCTGATACNAGCCGCAATGAAAAAATATCAAACGGTCGAAAAGGTAAACTTGGNGCTGCAAATGGTAAAATTTGGTTTAATAACGGCACTGAAGAAAAATACTATATATTAGGTCAGCAACCCGAGGGATACATTCGTGGAAGAATTAGTAAAAAATAAATTAGAGTTACAAGTATTGACAGATACTGGGTGGAGCGACTTTGCCGGGCTACTTAACAAAGGATCGCGCCAGGTGGCACTGGTGCAATTAGAGCAAGCATCTATTAGAGCAACACTTGATCATAAAATCTTTACAGATAAGTTTGCTCCTTTGATGGTTAAAAAATTAAAACCTGGAGTTAAAATACATACGACATCAGGCATACAAAAAGTTGTGTCAATTAACCTACTTAAGACAGAAACTGTATATGATTTATTAAACGTAAAAAATAATCATAGATTTTATGCCAGCGGCATTTTATCTTCAAATTGTGAATTTATTATCAATGATGAAACATTGATTGCACCTACTACGTTAATCGAGCTTGAAGGTATAGATCCGTTGTATAAAACTGGTGAAGTGCGTTGGTACAAAAAACCAGTAAACGGAAGCATTTACATTGTTGCACTAGATCCTAGTTTAGGAACAGGTGGTGACCCTGCGGCAATACAAATATACGAAGCTACTACTGCTGATCAAGTAGGCGAGTGGCGGCACAATCGAACAACTATTCCTGCTCAAATTCGTATATTAGCTGATATATGCCGGCATATCCATGAAATAGTCAAAGACGAAAATAGTGTGTATTTTAGCATCGAAAACAACACTATTGGTGAAGCTGCGCTGATTAGCATAGCAGAATACGGTGAAGAAAACATACGAGGTTATTTTTTAAGCGATACTGGAAATACCGGTGGCGGACGTAGGTTCCGAAAAGGATTTAACACCACAAATAAAAGCAAGCTAACGGCTTGTAATAAGTTAAAAATCTTAATCGAAACCAAGCGTATGACCATCAAAAGCAAATCTTTGGTCAGCGAGCTAAAAACTTACATAGCACACGGAACAAGTTATGCCGCCAAACCCGGCGAAACTGACGATTTAGTAAGTGCTAGTTTATTGGCGGTACGTATGATGCAACACTTACAAAGCTATCATCCAGAAATGGACTCATATATAAAGGATCACAGCGATATGATTATTGAACCAATGCCGTTCATATCAATCTTACGCTAAATACATCACTATGGCTGATATAACTACTGGAACAAAATTATACAATTTATTGACAACACGAGATTTTGAAAATTTCAAAGCGTTGGACAGTAAAACAAGCAAACCCCCTGTAAATGATCAAGGGCAAGAAGACATTAGCAAAGCTAATATGTTTGTGTTTGACTGGAACTCATCCAGCAGAAAATCCTATGGAACTGTGGTTGTACTATTAGGTGCTGATAAAAATTTACAAGTATTCTTTGGTGATAATCTTGGCAAAAGCATGGAAGGCAATGACAAACAAGAATGGTTCGATTTTTTGTACCAGCTTAAAAACTTTGCCACACGTAATTTTTTAGAATTTTCGTCAGATAACTTAAACAGATTGCGCTATAGTTTACAAGGACAATCACAAGTAAACGAAAGTTTATTTGAATCATGGGTAGGGACACGAACAGTAAGTTATAGTGGCCGTCCTACTGAAGCCAGGTTAATGATCAAACATAATCGCACATTAGGCGAAGGTGATGCACGTCATCGCTATGTTGAAAGTTTGTATATTGAAACTGCCGAAGGCGAACGTTTTAAACTACCGTTTACCAAACTAAATGGTGGCCGTGCCATGGTAGAACATGTTCGTCAAGGCGGTAAGCCATATGACTTACGTGGGCAACATATTACATCCATGGTGGAAGAAATAAATGTGCTAAGTCGTTTCCGTCGTGCTAACCATGGCAAGATTTTTGAAGGCGACACAGAACAACTAGTTACTGAAACTAATGCATATTACGAAAACATAAGTCGTGTGCTCAAAGGATTAAGCAGTAGCCGTGGGTATGGACAGTATTTTGAATCCTGGAACCCAAATGAAGTTACTGACCAAGAGTTAGTAATCGAAGATATTAAAAACTTATTTGTGACTCAAAATATTGATTCACGAATTGAAGCCGCACTTCCTGTGTTGGCTCGTATACAACAACAAGGAACTGCTATGAAAGAAGCAAATATATTTGAACAATGGATTGACAAGTTAGAAGAGGGAACTTGGGCACTACCAGAAACACCAGAACAAAAAGAAAAGTTAGCAATGCTGTTAAGCAACGAACTTATTGTAGGTGCTGATGCCACTAATGCCACAGAACAACTATATGACTTGATCGGCGATGACAAGTTGTTTGACTTACTGAATAATTTAGCAGACGAAGACGCTAATGCAAATGCCTGGGCAGATCCAGCAGTAGTTCACCGTTTGCGTGAATTAGCTGAACTTGATTCTAATCTTGCTGAAGTATTGGATAACATTGATATTAGTGCATCCAGCGATGAGCAAGAACCTGCACCAGATGATACTGAAGTTGATGAAGGCTTGTTAGATGCTATTGCAAGTAAACTTGGGCATGGCAGTGATGAAGACATGTTAGCGGACTTACAAAGAAAAGCAGGGTTACCTGTTACTGGCAAAAAACCCGGAGAAGAATTAAATGCCCCGGCGCATGATGAACACGAAGTCGATGAAGACGGTCGTATTATTACTGGGCCACACGGAATGATGGATATAGAAAAAACTCCTACTGGAATGAAAGTAAGCCGCAAAAATTGGAGCGACCAAGGTGGCGGGAATGGAGTTGATCCTAAGTTTCACCTGCCATCTAACAAAGGTCATTGGTCAGACTATGACAACGGAGATTACAATGATGAACACGAAGTTGATGAGCAAGGTGTGGCGGAAGAAATGAACTTGCTACGTCGAGCCGCTGGACTTAAAGAGAATGTTACGCTAGACGAAAATGGACAAACACTACAACACATCCTTACCACATTCAAACGTGATATCAAAGATTTCAAAGCAACAGGAGCACTAAGCGATCATTTATATGATGCATTATTTGATTACTATGCACCAGATATGCCTTATGGTGTAGCCAAGGCCCGCACTGGTGATCCAGATCAGTGGATAGCAGATCGCTTTGGTGCAGACATTGGTATGTTAAACTTTGGATCTAACAGTCCAAGCGTTAATCATGAAGAAACTGAAAGCGTTGGTGATTATGCCGAAGAAGTTACTCCAGAAGCAATTGCACCGGTGCTCGAATGTAATATGAGTCCATTTGGGTCGCAATGTCCAGTTCATGGTATTGAAGAATGTGTTACAGCTGGCTTAATGGAAGAAACTGCTGAAAAATTTGATCTAGATAGATTAAAAGCATTGGCTAATATTCGCTAAGAGGCACGATTGAAGATACAACAAGTATTACCCACAGTCTGGGAAATTGACGACTTTTTCCCAGACTTTTCTGAACTACGCAACTCATACAGAACTAATCAAACACCTTGGCAATCGCAGTATCCGAATAGATTGCTTAATCCCTACGACAAAACTCCGGAACTCCAAAAGAGATTACAAAGTCTGTTGCCAGAGATACAGGATATAGTCGGTCAGCCACTGCAAACACAAGTAGCGTATTCAAGTTTGGATTTATCTGGATGCCGAATTATGATGCACAGATTACATTCTGACATTAGATGCTTTGTGCAAATATGTATGGCCGATGCTGAAGCACCAGAACTAGCCACACACTTTTGTGTAGACGCTGATGTGAATGCTACATATCACCAAGACTACGAAGATATAAGTTATTTCAAGCCTAATCAACTAGTAGCAATGCAATACAAACCAAACACAGGTTATGTATTTTTAAATCAACCAAGGATGTTTATGGGCACTAAGAACATTGTGCCCCCTAATATGCTCCGAGAAACCTTTAACTTACACTTTGGCTCGCCATTGAAAGCAACAACTTAATCGTATACCTTCAGTCCGATCTACGTGATGCACTTTGAGATCTTTGTTTAGATTAATGTAGCCGGTGTTTGGTAAAAATGGTACGGTTGTTGGCGGTTCTGTGTGACAAAATGTAGTGCCTGGCACATGTCCACCGTAGCTCCAAAGATAAACTTGATATGTAACTACCAACAATTCTGCATCTGGATGGTAAGGACAATGGAAGTAAGGTAAATCCAACCAAACTTTGCTTTCAGCTGGTGCCAAACTCAATCCTACTATCTCTTCCATACGCCCTGTCATATCATTGCAGAGTCTTGTCATTGAGTCAAACGACTTGCTGTCTGGCGCAATTTGTAAACGATACTCTAAACAATCTCTGTGACGGTGCCAAATTTCGTCATGGTCGAGATACATATTGCTTAGCCAGTTAAACGTGTGCTCGTCGAAACAGTTAGAAACAGACCAAAGGTTTGGTGCAGCCGGGCGTACCTCGGCCTCGGAGTTATAAATTTTGTATTTTGTCATAATGGGAGTTTTGTCGAATAGCCAACGTATTTAAGCGTTAGGCAAAAAAAGTCTAAATTTCTCTTGCTTTGCTAAATAAAATCGTATACACTACATATATGTGTTTACACAGGCAACACACACTATTTTTAATAGGCAACATATTAACAACTTAGAAAGGCAACATAATATGGCATCATTAGCAGAAATCAGAGCAAGACTAGCAGCAAGCGAGAACAAAGGTTCACAACAACAAGGTGGGGGAGACAATTCAATTTACCCACACTGGAATATGGAAGAAGGGCAATCAGCTACACTACGCTTCCTACCAGACGCAAATACAAAAAACACATTTTTCTGGGCAGAACGTGCTATGATCCGTTTACCATTTAACGGCATCAAAGGAGAAATGGAATCTAAACAAACTATCGTGCAAGTTCCTTGCGTAGAAATGTGGGGAGATGCTTGCCCAGTGCTAGCAGAAGTTCGCACTTGGTTCAAAGACAAAAGTCTTGAGGAAATGGGTCGTAAGTATTGGAAGAAACGCAGTTATATTTTCCAAGGCTTTGTGCGTGAGAATCCTTTGAATGAGGACAAGTCTCCAGAGAATCCAATTCGCAGATTTATCATTGGTCCACAAATCTTTACAACTATCAAAGGTGCTTTGATGGATCCTGAGTTGGAAGAATTGCCAACAGACTATTTGCGTGGGTTAGACTTCCGCATTAGCAAAGGTGCCAAAGGTGGCTTTGCTGACTACAATGGTAGCAAGTGGGCACGTAAAGAATCAGCATTAACAGAAGCTGAACAAGCAGCCATTGACAAATATGGTTTGTTTGATTTAAGCACATTCTTGCCAAAGAAACCAACTGATGTTGAACTCAAGGTTATCAAAGAAATGTTCGAAGCAAGCGTTGATGGTCAAGCATATGACACAGAGCGTTGGGGACAATACTTCCGTCCTGCAGGTGTTCAAGCACCAGCTGGATCTGCTGCACCAGCACCGGCTGCACCAGCAG